TACTTTACATTTTCCAGAGCAATTCAAGAATTTAAAGTTAACTAAACCTTATGTATTTACTACTATTCCAAATGTTGACACATACCCATTTTTATACGAAAATAATCCAGCTAATAACCAGGGGCAAAGTGTAACTCAGACACCGGGTAATATTACAATAAGTCCCCCAGTATATTGTCAAGGTTATATTTTAAGGTACTATCAAGATAAATCTACTTTTTATAATAGATGGCCTAAATTGACTGTAAATCAGCAAATATCTACTGGCACAGGAAGTTTATTTACTTATACAGGTACAATACCATCGACACCATTCTTGAGGGCACAGCAGGATATTTTCGGCAATGTTACTGAGGCAGCAGTAATTATTTCGGGTTACAATGATTCTGGCTACAGTTTCTCTATTTCAGATTCTCCACAAATTAATACAAACACTGGTTTGCTAGTTGATACAACAAATTTTCCTGTAGGATTGGTGAACTATGTTACCGGTGCGTATTCATTCACTTTGGTTATACCCTCTAACACTCCAATATACGCTTCTGTGGTGCCTTATCAGTCATCTCGACCAACTGATGTTATATTTTATAATCAGCAGATAACATTTAGGCCAGTTCCGCAGCAGGTATTTCAGGTTGAATTTCAAATTAGTCAGCAGCCGACCGACTTGATTGCTAATTCTGATGCACCTGAGTTGGATGAATGGTATTTGTTTATCTGTGCTATAGCTGCAAAGCTTATTTATACTGACTTTCCAGATCCTGAAAGTATGGCTTATCTTATGCCTATATATCAGGATCAATTACAAATGGCACAGAGACGCACACTAAGACAAATGGGAAGCCAGAGGGCAGCGACTATATTTAGTCAACCTGGGAGACCTTATGCAGGTTATTTCTTTGGTCAAGAATATTCGGGGAACTAATCAATGTCTTTCAATAGCGCAATTCCACAGGCAACCTCCAAAAGAGTTATATCTCAAAAACAAATCGCTGCTAACTTTACAGAAATTTTCAATGCGTTTGCGAAGAATCATTCACCTCTTGGCAATCAGGATCTTCAAGGAAAACACAACATATTGATTCTGCGACCACAAGCAGTTGATCCAGCCACTACGGCGACACAAGTTGCTATATATAACAAGAAAGTTGCTGGTATCCCTAACCTTTTCTTTAGACCTAATAATAGCCAAACGCCTATTCAGATGACGTATCCTAGTATTGGAACTTCATCAGCTCCTATTTATGCAGCAACTCAATATAGTTTTGTGGCTGGGCCTTTCGTTGTTTACACTGGAATTATTTCCAATCCTGCAAATGGTGCATTGGTCACGGTTAGTCCTGCAACAACATTAAGATATGTAGGTTTAGGAGTAAAAGATTTCACTGGTACAGTAGTTGGTGGAGCAGCAGCAACAAATATTGCGGGATCATCATTTAATATAAATTTTCAAGTGCAGATTGGCGCAACCAGAGATATTTATTACTTAGCGATAGGAAACTAATGACAATAACGCCAAAAGATCAATTTGATAAATCTATTCCACAACCAAATGACTTTCTTGCTGTTTCTCAAAGTGATTTTCTAAGCAATTTTGGACAACTATATAATGCATTTCTTAAGAATCATATTTCTTTAGATGCTGTTTCTTCTTCGGGAAATCATACAAATATTGAATTATTAAAACAGACACAAGGTCCAGAAACAAGTGTTGGAGAGAATTCTCTATATTGCAAAGAACTTGTCCAGATAAATCAAACTACTAATCAACTTTATTTTAGGTATCAAGGTGGAAGTGCAGCAGGTACAGAAGTTCAGTTAACGAACTATCAAATATATACTCAACCTGTTATTCAACCTGGACAATTTGGATTTTTTACTTATCTTCCTGGAGGATTAATACTTTATTTTGGTGGAGTTAATTTTTCAGCAACAAATGGTAGAACATTATACTTAAATCCTTTTATCTGTACAAATATTATGGCTTTTAATTTTTGTGCAGCTGGTACAATACCAACAATTTCACCAGATGTTTCATTCATAATCGAACGACCTCCGATAATAACTACTTTACAAGCAAGAATAAATAGTTTTAGTCCAGGTATTGTTTATTATTACATAGTTTTAGGTAATACAACATGACATATTCGCCAATTATTCCTCAATCTCAACCTTCTCCGGCTGCTACTCAAGTACAAATTCAGACAAATTTCGCTCAGTTTGCTTCTATTTTTGCATTAAATCATAGCGCATTGAATACAAAAAATCAGGGTGATCATGAAAAAGTTATTTTAGAAAAACAAGCGAGCGATCCGGGAGTTGTAAATGATTTGGTGGCTTTATATTGCAAAGATGCTTCATCTAAAGCAGGAACACAGCCACAATTATTTTCTCAAATATTGAAGTTTTTGCCAACTCCTAATGATCCAACGGATGCGTTAAATATTGGAATGCAATTAACTTACAATACCGTTAACACTGCAGGACCCAATCAATTTCAGAGTTTTTTACCTGGTGGATATATTCTTTATTTTGGAACTGTGACAGCAACGGGAACAGTGACTTTATCGCCTGCTCCTACTGCTATTTGGTGTGCAATCGCTTTCCCTAATAATATACAAAGTAATACCCCAAATACTGTTAGTACAAATGTTTTGAATAATTCTCAATTCGATATACTTTCATCAACGGCAATCGGTGTTTTTTCATTCACATGGATAGTTATAGCGAGCGCGTAATATGACAACACAGCAATTTCTAATAGGTCCGATTAATGAGGGTATAACAACCAATACAAAACCTTGGGCAACGGCTGAAGATTCGTTTGAGACGCTGCTTAATGCCTATCAATTTCGCGGTAGAATCGTTAAAAGGTCCGGATATACTCTATTAGGCAAACTCGCTAATGGGTCGCCTGTAATGGGGCTTAAAACGCGAGAGCAATTCGGTATAAATATTCAGAGTTTGGTAGCATTTGATTTAACGACTGCTTATGAATTTAATGGAACTAATTTCATTGTTCTTCCTTCGGTAATGCCAACTGTTTGGAGTGGCACCGATCATGACTTTTTCTATACTGCTAATTATGCTAATGCTTTTTGGGCTACGAATAATAAGCCTGGATTGCATGGGGCAGCGATATCAGGTATTACCAATGCAGCAGCTCCTTTAGCTCAAGTTACCACGATAGCACCACATGGATTTACAACAGGTCAAACGGTTGTATTTATAAACGTCAGTGGAATGACTCAGATCAATGGACTTTCTGATACGATTACTGTCACAGGCGCAAATACTTTTACATTGGATACAATCAGCACTTTAACTTTTGGTGTTTACACAGCAAATGGAATAGCTCTAAATAGCTCGGTTTCTGTAACCAATCAAGACGGTATTCGGTATTATGGAGTTCTATCAAATGGTACTGGCTGGGCTAATTATAACCCTCCTATTGACCCTAATAATGCTCTTATGGGAGCCTTATTAATATTCCCTTATCGAGGATATCTTGTATTTCTTAGCACCACGGAAGGAAATGAGAATCCAACACAAGTTTTTACCTATACTAATAGGGCGCGATGGACTGAAATAGGAACTCCATATTATTCAGCTCCTCAACCTGTATTTCCGAACAGACAAGGAATTGAACCAAGGGCTGCACGTGATGATCTTTTTGGAAAAGGTGGTGCTAATGATGCGCCTACTAACGAAGCTATTGTTGGTGCTGCTTTTATTCGTGATATACTCGTCGTTTATTTTACTCGTAGCACTTGGCGATTACGGTTTGTTAATAATGCGCAGAATCCCTTCGTTTGGGAGAGAGTTAATGTTGAGCTTGGTAGTGACTGTACGGGATCTACGATACCGTTTGACAAAGGACTGATGGCTATAGGAAACCGTGGTATTGTTATCAGCGATGGTAATGACACTCAGCGTTTCGATGAAAAAATCCCTGATGAAATATTTCAGATTAGAGCAGTAAACTTCGGATTTACAAGAGTTCAAGGCATTAGGACTTTTAAGACTAGATTGAATTTCTGGACGATACCTAGCAGTGAAAACCCAGATGGCACTTTCCCTGATAAAGTGCTAGTTTTTAATTATGATACTAAGACATGGGCATTCTTTGATGATTGCTTTACTTGTTTCGGATACTTTTATCCTTCAAGCTCTGGAGAAACATGGGCAGAGTTAACCGATCCTTGGTCAAGCTATGGAACTCTTTCTTGGAATAGTGGTGTTTCTTCTAGCGGTTTTGAATCTATTGTAGCTGGCAATCAGCAAGGTTACGTTTTTGTTTTGGAAGAACCGACGGGAATAAACGCGCCTTCTTTGACTATATTGGCTTTGACGGCTGCTAATCCAGGCGTATTCACTGTGACTAATAATAATCTTCCTGATGGTACATGGATAACATTGTCTGGAATTGTTGGAACGACTAGCGATGACGGGGTTTCTCTTAATGGGCGCAATTTCAAAATATCCAAAGCTTTAACTACTGATAATACTTTCACTATTAGCGAATTCGAGGCTATTGATGGAGGAACAGCTACAGGATTGACTTACACGACGTCGATTGGATATGTGCCAATTATTCCTGGATCGGTGCAAATTAATGTTGGTGCATTAGTATTTTTTGATACAGACTTAGACGGAACTTTATTCGAAAATAGTGCATTAGGGACAGGTCAAATTAATTACACTACTGGAGCTATAATTTTAAACTTTAACCCTGCTATTGGGGCGTCTGCTGTTGCGATTAGAGTTGTATCCTATGCCGATGATCAAGGACTAGCAATAGTCGCTACTACTGGCGTTTATGTAGCTAGTAGCGGTGAATTAGCAAAAATTAGCAATATTGGAATAAGCACAAAGTTTTTCAACTTCTTCAAGAATGCTCAGCGCGCACGGTTAAGCAAAGTCGATTTCTATATGGATGTTACGGATTCAGGTCAATTAACTTGCGATGTTCTTGCTGACTCTAGCGATGTGCCTGTAAACACTCCTTTGAGTGATAATCCTCAATCTAACATCATATTGACTACATTAAATCCTTATCAAGTTGGCGGTGGACCTGAGACAATATATAGGTTATTTTGTGATGCTCAGGCTCAAACGATTCAACTGAGTCTATACATGACTGACGAGCAGATAGCAGTAAATAGTATTGCAAGATCAAATTTTCAATTGCTGAATATGGTTATGAGTGTAAGACCAGGTGGGAGGCTTGTTTAGATGACAACTCCAACTAATCCTCAAAATGATTTTACGCCATTCCTTCCGACTACGGTTAACTTTCCTGAAGAGCAAGAACGTTTAAAGACGTTTCTTGTTGATACTTTCGCTCAATATGCAGACGTAGTTAACGATAAGACTATAGGAGGATTCACAGAGAGTTCAGAGTCTTTTTCAGGGGAAAAATGGTCTTACGATACTACTAGAAAGATTCGTAACGGTTTTAGATGGGTCGAAAGAGTTGTTCAATATCCTAATAATGGCCTCTTAGTTTTACCATCTCCAAGCAATATTAATGAACAATTCCGTGTAACTCATTTATGGGCATCAGCTTCTAAACCTTGTACAGCAGTTGGCGCAGGAGACGGAGAATATTTTTCATTTTTCAGCGAAGGAAATTCTCGAATTACTTTTGTAATGACAGATCTAACTATAACTATCACAACTACAGCAGATATGACGGCATATGATGGATATATAGTTATTGAATATGTTAGAGATGGGGCAAACTAAGGATTGATATAAATTATCAAGATGTGATAAAAATAATAATCTCTAAACTACTGCCGAACTACCAGGCTCACAGCAGATTAGAGATTATTTGGGCGTTAACCTGGTCAGAATATACCAAACCCCCACAATAAAAGTCAACAAGAAGAGCCTGAAAAGTGAAATAAAATTGGCAATTCATTCAATTTTTGTTAATGATTTTTTAAATACCTATCAAACATTAAGTAAATTTCAAAAGAAAGTCTTTGCTTATTTACAATGGTTTTCAAAGAAATTCAAATGTGTTTTTCCTTGTCTTTTTAAGATAGCTAATGCTGTTGGATGCTCTATAGCTACAGTCAAACGAGCAACTGCAATCTTTCAAGATCTGGGGTGGATATATAAGAAAAAGCGTGGATATCAAAGTAATTTATATTTCTTAAATGATGAATTAATTTATTTAAATTTAAATGATGTTTCTATTTTTTTACGAGAGGAATGCGCTGTAAATGAGCCCGTATTGAGGAGTTCTTCTATTGAATCTATTGTAAATGGTACTAAGGAAGTAAAAGGGGTACCCATTTCAAGAGAAATACCTCACATGATAAAGCCTGCCAAGATATCAGATCGTGATAAGCAAAGATTAGCCAATGAATTTTCTGATTATGAGTTAACCGAAGCGGTTCAAGATACTAAGCAATATTTAAGATGGGGAAACAAAATAACAAGTTTAATTGCTGTTTTATGGTCAGCAGCCAAAAGAGCACGTAAAAAATTATAAAATAAAATAAACTTGTGATACGATAAAGAAAAAATTACGAGGTGTTTATGATCGACCCTGCAATGATGATGATGTTGGCTAGTCTTGCTTCTAGTGGTATTGGAGCTTTGACAGGTAATAAAGCTGAAAAAGGTTCTACATATAACAAAGGTGCTTTAAGTATTATTGACCAGATTCAGCAGAATATTAAAGGTGGTGTAGGTGGTCCTCAGCAAGATATTGGGCAACAGCAAGGATTTCAACAGGGAAATGAGTTTTTTAATTCCTTATTCAATGATCCTGAGTTTTTTAACAAATTTGAGGCACCTGCGATGCGTCAATTTGAGGAAATGGGCGGAGAACTAGGTAACAGGTACGCCAGTATGGGCAGCGGTGGAAGCACGGGTAGCTCAGGTTTTAGAAATTTATTAGGTCGTGAGGCTCAAAATCTAGCAACTAATCTATCAGCTCAAAGAGGACAGATGCAGCAAGGAGCCGTGCCGCAAATGCTTCAATATTCCCAACAGCCAATTTCGAACTGGCAAACAATGCTTCAACAGGCTTTGCAGCCCACTCAAAACACATTTCAAGGGCCTACTTCTGGTGGTTTTGGTTCTTTAGCTGCTCCATTTGCTCAAGGTGCTGCAAGTATTTGGGGGCAACAAGCTGGTCAAGCTGCTGGAAATACTCAAAGTGGTGGAGGATTCCAAAATCCTCAATCAATGCAACGTGGTTATGCAGGCCAATATCCTGGAACTTACTAATTAAAGGTTTAACTAATGGTTTCTATCTTACCAAATCAACGAACACCTTTTGACGTAATAGGCCAGGATGTTGGAAAAGCATTACAAGGCGTTTTACCAGGTGCAGTTCAGCAAGGATTTCAACGTGGCCAAGGACTTGGAGCTATTGACCAACTTCAAGAGGCTCTTGGTGCTGCTGGTGGAGATATTAATAAAATACTTCCTGCGCTCGCTAAAGCTTACACTATGAATCCAGGACTAGAAAGATCTGGACTTGGGCAGCAGTATTTGCAGCAATCAAAAGTTGGTAGAGCATTTGGCGATCAACCACAAGGTCAACCTAATCAAACTCCTTCAATGGGAGGACAATCCCAAGGAAATCAAGGTCAAACTCAACCTCAAGAAGGAACATTTGCTACTCCAAGCCCTTTTAATATAATGACTCCTAAAGATATGGAAGAGGAATCAAAAAGATATGCTTTGCAACTTGGCGATCCAAATGCATATCAAATTAGATATAATTCTCTTCAAAATCAGAATCAAAATGCAACTGCACAAAGAGAAGCCTTAGAAGATGCGGCTTTAAAATCTCATGTTTCTCCTTCTGATTTACCTAGATTTATGGTTGTTAATTCCCATCTTGACCCAAGAAATCCATCTGAATGGGCTCAAAATGGAGTTAGGAATTTCAATAAAGTAAAAGCTAATGATCAAAAAATTCAAACAGCTTTTATACCTGGTATGGGACAGGCTTTACTAGGTAGAGATCGAGAAAAAGCATTAAATGCTTTAATTCCTTCTTTACAAGAAAATAAGAAACTAGGTTTAGAGCAAGAAGATAGAGCATATTTGGCAGATAATTATGTGTCTCCGACTGAGATAGAAAGCCTCTATCATCCTTTAACTTCAAAACATGAGAAAGCATTAGATTCATTATCTAAAGGTGTGTTTCCAGCGAGAACAGGCGAAGAATTAAGTTACTTTGCTCCTACAAAAAACAACCCATTTATATCTTATGAAGAAGCTAGGGAAAAAGATCCACAAGCACTTAAAGTGATGCAAGATAGATTGACAGACTTTTTCTTGAAAAATGTTGATAATGAAACTTCATTGTTAAACTTAAGGGAAAAACTTTGGAAGGATAAAGATTATGATTGGCAACAGATTGGTCCTGCCGTCAGAGAAGCTGAGAAGAGAGGATTGAAATTAAATTCTGAGCAAGGGCGCGAAGCTACAATTATAGACACTCAACCACCCACACAATCTTTGCCTGATATTTTTAGAGATTTATCAAGATTACCAGCATTTTTCAGAGGCAACAAATGAGTTCTTTTTTTCAAGCTTTAGAACAAGGGTATGCCCCAGAAGAGATATTAAGTTATCTGTCTAAGTCCATCCCTCAAATGTCAAAGCCAATTAAAAAAGCACAAAAAGCAGGTTACACTATTCAGCAAATTCTAGGTTTTCTATCTAAGAATTTTGATCAACAAGATAGACGAGGCATGACGGAAACTGAACGCCACACTGCTAATAAACGAGCTGATGCAGAAAGAACTAAATATGGTTTAAAGATTGCAGCTTCTGCTGTTGCTGCACCAATCGCTGGAATTGCTGCTCGCTCAGCTCTTGCCAGAGCTCTGCCTTCCTCGATTCAGAAAGCGTTGCCTGGCATTGCTGGCCAATCAGGTATGTATAATCCATCTGAGCAGCCTCAAAACGCCACTCCATCGGCGCCCACACAACAAATGCCCCAACAAGCAGGCCAATTATTAGATTCTTCACAACAGCCCCCTTTAGTTAATCAAGTTGCACCTAATATAGCACAGCCTCAACAAGTTACGCAACCTGAAGGAATTATTAATCCTAGAGAATATTTAGAGAAATTAGGCATTAAAGATAAGGTTGACGACTTACTTAAGCGTGGGAATACTCCAGAGCAGGCAGCAGCAACTTTAGGTATGCAAGGCGGAGCAGGTAAAGTTAGTGGTAAAATTGATCCTGAATTGTTGGCAAATATTGATGCTTATTCAAAAGAACCAAAGCCTGAACCAGAACCAATAATTGAAAAAGATCTGAATGAGTCGAAACCAACAATTGAAAAAGGTTCATCCGTATCATCTCCTCAGGGCATTGGTGAAATAAAAGAATTGCGTAACGGCCAAGCATTAATTGACATTGATGGAAAACTACATAAAGTTAAAGAGGACGAATTAGAAGCCTCGCCATTGCCAGAAAAAGAGTTAGCCGACCTATATGATGAACTCATCCAAGGAATCGAATCTGAGACAGGTGAAGACGTTTCTCGCATGGTTCAATGGGCTGGATATAATCCTGAGACAAATACGCTGCAATTTTTGCCTCATACAGGTAAGCTTTACAAATATGGAAATATCTCTGCTGAAGATGCTGCATTACTTACTGACATACTCTCAACCAGAAAAACATCAGGCGAAAACTTTATCGGTGCGTGGAAGGCGGGATCAAAATCCCCTATCGGTGCAGCTTTATCAAAGCTCATTCGAAAATTACAGACTGAAAGAGGCGGAAAAGGCCAAGAATACGAAGAAACTCACGAGCCAATCTATAGCGCATATGAACCAGCCGTACAAGCTGCTAAAAAGAAGAAGAAAAAGAAATGACAAAAGATAAACAAGATTTTTTAAGTAAATTGCTTCTTTTCCTTCAAGCTCATGGAAAAAAGAAGGCTAAGAAGAAAAAGAAGTAATTATCCAGTAAAGAAATCTGCGCCTGAAAAAGGTATCAAATATTCTTTATAAAATTTTAATAAATTTAATCTATTAAAAGGCAAACAAACACAATTTTTTATATCTTCAAAATCTGTAATTTCACCATATGAAATTAAATGAAATTCTCGCTCTGTTTTGTAACATTTGACATCATAAACATATAAATAAAACTCACCTTCTGGCTTTTCTTCTGCATCACAAATTTTAGTCCATACATGGGCGTTATCCCAGCACATACCAAAATTGTTAATTGTAATTGATTTTAAAAATGTTTCAACATCAACATCATCTTCCCATTTGAGATAACAAAAAACCGATGTTTGGAATATAGGGATCATCACATGATCATCATTGATTATTACACTGGGAATCATTTAACCTGCCATTTTTTTCTTAAGATTAGTCAATTCATCAGTAATTTTTCTTAATTTATTCTTATGTCTTTCTTTATATCTAGTCGTTTCAAAATGCACCTGAGATTGGACTTCTCTTCTTATTTCATCTCCATAGGCAGTTTTTAATATATCAGGATAAAGATTGGCATCTTCAGGAAGATTGATTTTATAGGCTCCGTACATTTCTCTCAGAGCTTCGAACACTATCTTAGCGTTTTTTGTTCCTTCGTCGCCATATCCAAAATGGATAACAATTTGCTTATCAGTATAGTCAAAGTTAATGATTAAATGGTTTGCCTGAATATACATAGACTGAACATCTTCAATATGGAACATCCTATTTCCAAGCGAGATCCAAGTTCTTTCATCAGTTTTCGCTAGTTCATCTGGAATTTCTGGCTCTTTATAGCAAGGGTCAACGTCTGAATAGTCTAAATCTGCTTCTTCATCTTTTCCGCATATTCTTTTTAGTCTAGATTTTTTTATGTTCATTTCTTATTCCTTTCCTCAATAGCGCATAATCTATTATATTCGTCTTCGCCTAGAGAAAGAACTATATTTCTTTTAGCATAATAAAGTTCCCAATCAACTTTTTCTAAAATTTCTTTCTTTGCACGTTCATTAATGTTTGAAGATGCAATCAGCGCATAGATATATTTAAAAATTTCTATTTCTTCTATTTTTCTAGAGGTATCCATTATGAATCCTTTTTTTTTAAATCCATAGAAGCTAATTCAGCAGGCATAATTTTTTGCATAATTAGTACTGTTTTTACGATTGCTATTTCTTTTTCCATTTTAGAAAAATTTTTATCTATATCATTAAACTTTACATTCATCCATAAAACGGATGAAATAATACCAGTTAAAATTATAACAGTATCAGTATGTTTTTTAAACCACTCCATGATTCATCCTTTTGCTTTAGAAGCCAGTGACTTTATCAGTGATTCGTGGATTAAGGCAATGACTTTTTTGCTTATTCTATATGGGCTTCTCTTTCCATTACCAACTCTAACAGAATTCAAAAAACCTTTATTAATAGCTCTCCTAATCGTGATCTCATGGACTGCAAATATTATCGCGACTTCTTTAATGCTATAAAATTCTTGTTCCATATGAAACCTTCCATAGAGTGCAATCATGATCAAATGAGATACTTCAAACTTTAATTACACTTATACATAGTGAGGTCAATCTAACAAAGAGGTTTATATGACGTCGCCTATGATTCCTAGTTCCTTCCAATATAATGACGCCCCTCAAGGCGGCTCAGTAATGCCAATGGTTATCGCAGGTCGTAATCCAAGCAATACCACAGATAAGCAATATTCCGCTGGTTACCTTTGGCTTTCTAGCTTAGATATTCGTAATTCTAATGGTACGACTGGTTCGGGAAATTTATACTATCAAGGCGGTAATGTTTCCGGTATACCATCTTGGACACTTGTTTCAAATAGCGGTGGCGTTCTTAATACTCTTTCTAATGGCATAACAACAGTCGCTCCAGTTGGTGGAAATATTGCCTTAGTAGGTGTTAATTCGAATCAAATTGTAGTTACTGCAGCTGTCGGACAACTTATCTTTTCTATTCCTAATACGTTTATTGCACCTGGTTCCATTGCTTCCACAACTACAATGACAGTTGGTACTAATTTAACTGTCGTTGGAGATGCAACCATTGGCGATGATTTAGTTGTTACAGATGATGCTTCGATAGGAGGTGATTTGACCGTTTCAGGAACAATTACACTTTCTGGATTAGCCGTCAATGGTACTGTCACCGTAAATACAGTAGGAGCGGGAACGACAACTGTCGGAAATGCTGCTGCTGGTGCAATTACTTTTGATGTTGGTACAGGTGATTTCTTTGTTAATGGTGGTGGTAACGATATTCATATTGGTGATGATGCGGCAGCTAATACAATTACTATTGGTAATAATACTGGTGCTACAGGTGTTACCATAACTGCCGGAACCAATGATATGCTTTTAACTGGTGCTGTCACAACAACAATTACAATTGGAGATGTTGCGCAAACTGGTCTTATTACATTAGGTCTTTCAACCGCTGGTCAAGATATTGATATTGGTAGTGCTGCAAACGCATCTGCCCAAGTGATTGATATTGCCAATGGTGCTTCGGGAGCTTCAAGCATAGTTAGAATACTTTCAGGAACAGGAACAACAAGTACAGCACAATTATTAATGGGTAGCAATCCAAGATTGACTGTAGCAAGTTTGGTTGATGTGGCCCCTGCTGCCTCGAGAACTATTACTGTTGGTGGTGGAACTGTCGTAGTGGCAGCTGTCACCGACACTATTGATATTGGACCTGATGGAGCAACTACAAACGCTAACTCAGTTAAAACAGTTAACGTAAACACTGGCGGTGTGACTTTAGGTCAAGTTCTTACGAACATCGCATCTGGGACGGTTACTTCGGGAACTCATACAACTTCCATCGCTTCTGGCAATAGAGCTGCTGGTACAATGGCTTTAAACCTAATGACAGGAACAGGAACTAAAACAGCGAATCTAGGTAATGCTGACGGACTGACAACCTTTAATCTTCTTGGTGTTGCAAACGTAAACGCATCTCAAAATAGCAATACTAATATTAATACAGGCACATCAACAGGAACCGTTGCAATCGGTAACTCATTATCAACAGCAATTACTCTTGATGCAGTGGCCTTCAGCATTGACGGAACAGCAAATTCTAATGTTACTGTTACAGGTGCAGGAGCTGACTTAACATTAAGTTCAGTCTTGGGTAGCGTTCTAGTTTCATCAACAGAAAACGCAGCCCTGGCGATCTATCTACATGCTAACGGTGGTATAACTGAAACAATTGATCTGCATGCTGACCAAGGTACAGCGGTTTCCTCTGTAAACATTCATTCGGATGTAGGCGGCATTACAATTGCCGGAGGTCTTGGAACTTCGAATGCTATCAATCTAGAAGCAAATACTGCTGGAGGTGGTATCGATATTGATTCCAGCACTGGTGGATTTGATGTGCTAACTACTGGAGCTATTTCTTTAGATGCTTCTTTAGCTTCAAATCTTACTGTAACCGGTGCATCGGTAGACTTGACCTTATCATCTTCTGGCGGTTCTGTAATCCTTACTGCTTCTGAAAGTGCTGCTGATTCGATTAAAATTGAATCTACCGCAGGTGGTATTGATATTCTTGCTTCTGGCGCTGCCGCTGGTGAAGATATTGACATCATAGCCACAGGATCAAGTGTTAATATCACAGCAACAGAAGCTGTGGCCAACGCAATTGTTTTGAGTGCTTCTAATGCTGCGGGTGGTATTGATATTACTACAGGCGGAGGATCTGTCGACATTAGTTCGGCTGGTTTTGCCACTTTGCTTCCTGTAAGAGATACACAAGCAAGTCCGACTGCTGCATCTACTATCAATACAAACGTTGGAGCAGCAATTTTTACAGGGTTTACAACAGCTTCAGCAGCCTCACAAGTATTTACTATTACAAATAGTATTATAACTACAGCTTCAAATCTATTTGTTACTGCTTGTAACGAAGGTGCGAACGATGCTCAGATGTCTATTATGCGTGTTAAAAGAATCGCAGGCTCAATGGAAGTTACTTTGAAAAATAATGGGGCTGCGGCTCTAAATGGCAATGTAACAATTAACTTCTGGATAATTGCTGCATAATAAGATATAATAAAATGTGTTTAGGATAGGACGACGGTCCGAAAAGTACAACTCTAGTACCTTCCTAAATATTTTAAATAGAGAATAATCTTAGAGGGATTATGAATAAATTTAGTTCTAAATTTTGCTGGAAAAGAGCCACACAGGAAGAAATAAAAAATCATATAAAAATAGTTATCGAGTCTAATGTATCTTGGAAAAACGGTTGTTTGGAATGGATAGGATACGTAGACAAAGATGGTTATGGAAGAATGAAATATTTTAAAAAATTTGTTCATTCCACTAGATTAATATGGTTTATAGAAAAAGACGAATACCCTGAAGGTAAAGTAATTTGCCATACATGTGACAATCCTTCTTGTTTAAATATAGATCATCTTTTTTTAGGAACTGTTAAAGATAATACAAAAGATGCTTTTGATAAAGGTAGAAGAATAGGACGAAGAGGAAAAAAAAGCAACTTTGCAAAACTTACTATAGAAGAAGTTATAAAAATAAAGATTATGTTGAAAGAAAAGATCCCACAACGCACTATCGGGGAAATATTCGGAGTTAGCCGAGGCGCTATCTGCGATATATCAAGAAATAGAAATTGGAAACATGTGGAGATATAAACAATATGCTAAAAATGAAATCGATTGTAAGTGTTCAAGTTAACGAAAAAGATTACGAATTTTCTTGTTCTCCTGATTCACCGCTTCCTGATGCTGTAGAAGCTAATAATCAAATTAATGCGTTCCTGTTAGGTAGAATTGAACAGGCAAAACAAGCTCAAGAATTAGCTAAATTGCCAGTAGAAGAACAACCAAAAAGCGAGTAACTATGTCACAGTATTGGAATAATCAACTTTCCTTACCTGCGCCAGAATTAATAACGGCAATGACGGGAAGCTCGGCTTTAATCGGAACGCTTTTACATGCACCCGTTAAACTTATTCTAGATAATCAAAGCACAACCGCAGTTGTGCTTTCTATTTCTTTTGATGGTGGGTCTTCCCTAATTCAATGGAAAACTTTTGCAGGTGCAGAGGCTTTAGTTTTGGACGATGACTTATCTACATTTCCAAAGGGAACGATGTTCTATGGAAATGGCGCAGCTAATGGAAGTTTTTCTATTGCTTATACATACATGAAAGAGTAGGTGGAAATTGAGCCAAATAACTAAAACATTGACTTCTGGGGGTCCCATACCGCCAGCGATCCCAACTAGCTTCAATACTCAAAACGGAACAGCGGTTCCCCTAGCAAATGTTCTTATAATAAATGGTTTTGATTCTGTAGAAAATAATGATAATGGAATCATAACCAAGGGTGGAGTTGTTGGAACTGGCACACAGAATGAAGTTGATGTCGTTCTTACAAATCGTGCTACTAATCAAATAACTACCACAGACGCGACATTAACGACTATCATTACACTTCCTCTTACAAATAATTTCGTTTATTCAATTCAAGGAACAGTTACCTTGCGTGTTCAATCTACAGGTGACGGGGCTTCTTATGATTTCTATAGTGGGATGAAAAGCGTAGCATCAATTGCCACAGAAATCGGAACAGAATATCCGACTACGTTTGAAGATGCTGCATTAGTAACTGCAGATATTTTCTTAATCGTTGATGGTGCTAATAATGTACTTTTAAGAGTTCAAGGCGTTGCAGGGCTTACAATTAATTGGGATGCCGTTTTAACATATAGACAGGTGACATAATATGGGATCAAGCAGCGTTACTGGCGACGAAACAATATTATTCGCTGACAATATGTCATTTGATGGAACGGCTAGAGCCGGAGCTATGACAACAAATGGTCAATTATTTATAGGTCATACAACTTCAGATAGACCTAATAATGGTGGACATATAAAAGTCGGTCAATTGACGTCCCCAAATAATACAATTACAATCGGCTATTCTTCTCCAAATATTACTTTAGATCTTGCGGGAGGAGGAACAGCAGTTGACTCATTTACTCCTGATAATGGTACAAATCCTGTTGTGCCTAACGTTTCTGGCAACGTTTCAATACTTGGATTATCAGGAAGCAAAACAACTGGTTCACTCAATACTCTTACAATTAAAAGCCCCCCCTATGCTGCTTTTCCAGCAACTTCAACGGCAACGGTAAATTCTGGATCTTTTATCACTGCTGGTGGAAATATCATTCTGAATTTGCCTTCACCCGCTGCTGATGGCGATTTGGTAGAAGTTATATGTACGACAGCAAATTTAGTTGCCATTGATGCACCTGCTGCAAATTTTGTGCGTATAGGGACTTTAATAACTTCTGGAGGTGGCACGGCTACGAGCACGCAGATAGGCGACGCAGTTTGCCTACGATTTCGCTTAGCAGATTTAACGTGGTACGCCACATCGGTTGTTGGAACTTGGGTAATGGCTTAATAAAGGATTTAACATGACTTTTTCTCATGCACTAAGCACAAATCGATACGGCGAATATGCAGCGATAGTTGCAACATCAGCAGCCAATGGCACGCACGTAACGTTGGCGTCGGCAATGGCAGCCTGCTCCGTAGGTGATACAATTATGTTGAGAGATAGTGTTACGGAAAACGTAACGATAACTCCAGGAATAAACATAGTTGGGCCTTCAGGTGGCACATTAAACGTACCCTCGATTACAGGTACATTGACGATGACGGGAGCAGGGACTAGCACAATCAGCGGATTACGTCTTGTAACCAATTCAGCAGCACTTATCGCCGTCACCGGGTCGGCTGCATCTATCCTTAATATTAATAATTGTTATTTGAATTGCACTAATACCACTGGGATTACTTTTAGTGTGTCAAATGCTTCAGCATCTATTAATATTTTTAATTGCAATGGTGATCTAGGTACTACAGGAATAGGTCTTTTTACACATTCTTCATCTGGTAAATTAGAAATTCAAAATAGCAGTTTCACAAATACTGGCGCATCAACTACAGCGTCGACTTGTTCGGCAGGTATTTTAGATATTTATTTTTCTAGATTTTTATTTCCTATTACTACTTCATCAACTGGCGCAATCACTTGGGAACATTCTTTATTTAGCACAGTGGCTCAAAACGTCACTGCTTCGACAATCGGAGGAGGAACATCAAGTTGTAAATGGTGCAGATTTGATAGTGGATCAGCTTCGGCAGTGTCAATTGGAAGCTCTTCTGCAAAAATGCAATTTTGTACTGTTTCAAGTAGTAATACAAATGCGATAACAGGTGCAGGAAGTCTATCTTATTCCGAATTGTCATTTGGCGGAACATCGAATACGATAAATACTACCACTCAAGTAGCTTTAGTAAACAGATTTGGAACTCATAGAAGTACTTTACAGCCTGCATTTTTAGCTACTGCAAGCCTTCAGAGTGATGTAACAGGTGATGGAACAAATTATACAATTCTTTATGCTAATGAAATTTTCGATCAAAATTCCAACTATGACCCATCTACAGGTATATTTACCGCTCCAGTTACTGGTAGATATCAGATTAATGTTACTACTTGTTTAGGCGGTTTAGGTGTAGCTAATACAAGCGGAAACGTTACAATTACCGCAACAAGTAGGACAACCAATATAAATTCTTATAATTGGGGAGTTGCAATGACTGTTGGAACAAATTTAAGAGCATGTGGAAGTATTCTCTTAGATATGACTGCAACAGATACATGTAAAGTTAATGTTGCCATTTTAGGCGGAACAAAAGTCGTGGATGTTTTAGCAACAGATTCAACATTTTCAGGCTTCTTAGTATGCTAATTTTGATCTATCTTCTTTAGCATATTCCGATAAGCATCTCTTGCGCCATGGACATATCCGTTATGGTATTGGTAGTCCATAATCAATCCATTATTGTATCCTTCTTCTTCGCAATGTGCCATATGCAATTCTAGGACTAGCACTTGTTCTTCAGCTAATTTTTTAGCATCTTCAACAGTTGCATGGCTTATTTGAGGAGTCAAAGTAGCGCTAAGTGTTAAAAAAAGTGAGATTCCGCTAGCTAAAAATATTTTCATATGTAAAATCCTGTTTAAAATTTAAACAAGGGTTATAACATGGCTAAGGGTAAAGAGCAACGAAAAATTGCTAAAGTTATGAAAGAAGGATATGCAGGAAAATTGCATTCTGGAAGCAAGGAAGGTCCTATAGTGAAAGATCCTCAACAAATGAAAGCCATCGCTGAGTCTGAAGCTAAGAAAAAAGGCAAGAAATGATCCCATTAATCTATAATCCTCCTCAAACGACAAGGATTAAAGTTGATATGGTTTTTCTTTGGAATGGAAAAGAATATAAAGTTAAAGAAATATCCCTGAAAGGCTACAAAGACCATTTTCTTAATGACACGAAAAAGGTTGGTGAAAAATAATGGATGTTTTTAATTATTTTTTTATTTTAATCGTTTTCGTATCGATTTTAGCGATGTTGTATTATCACGGAAACAAATGCAAAAAAGGTAAGAAATGATCAACTGGAAACGCTTTTCATGCGATCAAATTAGGCATAAATGGCGCATGTTCAAGCAAATGCGCATCAAAAAGCATGATACATTGAAGTCGACTGATAGAGAACATATTACTTGCCTAGAGCGCGAAAACTTGATAGATGACCTACTAACGAGGCTTCATTATGCCGATCGAGTCATTGACAGTTACACTAGATTTAAAGAATCAATAGAGGATTAAAGGAAATTGTATGGACAAAGCGATTAAAAAAGAAAAAAAAGCAATGGATAAAGGCATGGACAAGCTAGTCAAAATGGACGTAAAGCGGGACAAAGCTTGCGATGCTGGCATGAAAATGAAGAAGAAAAAGAAATAATGCAAAAACAAATGGACATCATGGATTATATCAGCACGCAAACTATGCTTCATGGCGATTGTCTAGAAGAAATGCGTAAAATGCCAGATAATTCTATTGATTTCGTAATAACTGATCCCCCTTATGGCCTGCATTTTATGGGTAAACATTGGGACAGTAGAACTCCTAATATAGATATTTGGCAACAAGCTTGGCGAATTTGTAAGCCTGGATCAATGCTTGCAGCTTTTGGAGCACCAAGAACACATCATAAATTAATGCATGCATTAGAATGCGCAGGTTTTGATCTACGTGATGTAATTATGTGGTTGCATGGGCAAGGATTCCCTAAAAGTAAAGGTTGTTTAAAACCTGCATATGAGCCAATTATTTTAGCTAGAAAACCAGGTCCTAATCCTAGATTAAATATTGAAGAATGTCGGATTGAAGGTAAAAGATGGCCAGCAAACATAATCCTAGATGAATTTAGCTCTGAGCAATTAGATGAAATGACGGGGATTTTAAAAAGTGGATCAGGTGATAAGCATTCTAAATCTCAGAAAGGTAAAACTTTTTCGGGTTTAAATCCTATTTCTGGATTAAGAAAATATGAAGCCGATTCAGGAGGAGCCTCAAGATTTTTTAAAGTGGTTGACCAAGATGAACAATCAAGATTTTTTTATTGTGCCAAAGCTTCCAGCGCGGAAAGGAATAAAGGGCTTGAGGGATATTACTTAAAAGAAAACACTCCAAAACATATTCAAGATGAGATATTTTCATTGCTAACCAATTGATTTTATGATATACTTTTATACATGAAGAATATGTATAAAATAAGAGAATTTGAATGTATTGGATGCAAAAAAATTGTATCTTTGAGAAGGAACAGTGGAAATACTAAATATTGTTCTTTAGTCTGCTATAGAAATTCTTCAGAAAGACCTAATAATAAGACTGGGAAATTTATTAAATGTGAATGGTGTAAAGCAGAATGTTATAAGCCATCAGGTCAGATAAGAGAAAAAAACTTTTGTTCAATGGATTGCCACAACAATTTTCAAGGAAAAAGTAAAGTTTCTTATGTCTGTAAAATTTGTCATTGCAATTTCAAATGGAGTAAATCTAGAACCACTCAAGCTAACCCTACTTATTGCAGCACAGATTGTCGTTTGAAAGATAAACAAAGATTAACGGAAATAGCAGTATTGGGTAATTTGTCTCAACAATCGAAAAAGGGTTTGAATAAACTAGAAATTAAAGGACGTGAAATTCTTCAGGAATTGAAAGTGTCGTTTCAAGAACAGGTTTTTATGTTTAATAAATTCTTGGTAGATGTGTTGATTGATGATGTTAAATTAATAATTCAATGGGATGGCGAATATTGGCATGAAAAACCAAAAAGAAAGCGATTAGATGAATCTCAAGACGCCTATTTTAATAAATGCGGATATTATGTTCTAAGAATAACTGACAGACAGATTAAAGAGGATTTGGAAAAGGTTTATGAAGATATCAAAAGAGCAGTTCAATAGGATTCCTGAGAAATATAAGGAGTATTTTGTTGAAATAAAAAATATACATCCTACGGTAAAGCCGTTAAGTCTACTAAAATACATCCTAAAGCTTCTAGCTCCTCCAGGAAATCCAATATGTTTAGATCCCTTCATGGGATCGGGAACAACTGGTATGGCTTGTAAAGAACTAGGCATAAATTTTATAGGCATAGAAAAAGAACTAGAGTACTTCGAAATCGCCCAACAAAGAATTAAAAATGGATGACAATTATGCAATATATGTATGCTTTATATTTGGCATTGGCTGTTATCTCTTTGGCTTTATGCTAGGTAATTTCAAAAGATAAATCTTCAGCAATCGTGCTGCCGCGAGAATTAGTTAGCATGGTTCTCGCGCGTTTTTATTTATTCTGATTCATATATTTGTGGAAAAAGATCATCAAGATCAAAACGTATTGGGAATTCAAATAAATCATTTGATAACAACTTTAGAATTTCTATGGAGTTTTCCGATAAAATTGAATTCTCCTCTATATTTTTTAGAACTTTTTGTACCTCTAAATACATAATATCTATTTTATTAGTCCATCTACCTAATTCAAAAGCTAATTTATTTTCATCTATACTCATTTATCTAACCTTTTCTTTAAATTTAAAACTTTCTCTAGTCGGCTGCATATTGCACATAGTCTCGAAGTAGAATTCCTCTTCCTTTTCAATCATATTTTTTTGATATTCTAAATATGCAGGTACATAAATTATTTTTAGTTTTTCTTCTGCATCTGGATGATAACTTCCAAAATATGCTAGGTTGAAACATGAACAAGCTAAAGAATGTTGCATTTGTGAAAAATGACATGGATCTAATGTGTCAAATGAAACATTCATGTGTTTGCTTAATTTCATACATTTAATTTCACAAATAACTTTTTTTTCATAGTTAATGCCATCAAGTGAAGCACCCATCCAATAAAACTTACTACTTTCTATAACGGCAGGCTGAAAATCAATTCCTGTTTTTTCACTTAATAATTCTCTGGCCTCATTTTCCAAAAGGCTACCACGCTTCATGGCTTCCGATGGTGGCTCAGGATTAATGAATCCCATTTTCTCTTGCCATAGTTGGTGCATATCCTTAAATTTGTTAAGGCCAAGAATAATTCCTGCATCTGTCGCAGTTACCTTTGATCTACGCCATTGCAGCCAGGATTCAGAACCCTGACCGCCTTCGAATTCTATTATTTTCATTATGAAGCCACTTGTGAAGCAATATTTAAATCAAAACTATTAATAGTACCTTTATATTTATCTGCCGGGATTTTATGTAATTCGGACTCATCTTTAATACCAAAGAAATCAAAAAAGTTGTATTTGCATTTTTGTGTTATTTTAGGCATGTAAGACGCAAGAGTATCAATTTGCTCCTGATTAATAGCAAGATTTTTTTCTGGAGGTGCAGTTACCGAATTGATAGGAATTGGTACTTCATTGGTAGTTACTTCTTCATATGGCATAGGTTGCAATTCTTCTCTATTGTCTCTAGGTTCGCGCAGTTCTCCTTCTACGTATGAAGTTCCAATTACATCAGGAAACAATCGTCTAGCAAGCCTGGACATGCATCTAGCATAAAGCATATCTTCGGCATACTTCTGCCATACATTGCCTTTAGCAATACCGGCACGTTCTGCCATTTCTAAAGTAAAAATTTCGGTATGAACTTCCTTAGTGTCGGCTCTCATGCCTACAATTGTACACTCAGTGCGAGTGCTTGTAATCTGCATAGTATGCCCAGCTCTTCGGATAAGACTATTCATAAGCCTAGCTGATATTTCAACCTTTCCCTGAATGTTCCAAAGACCCCCATTCAATGCCAACATTGGGCTAACCCCCAACTCCCTAGCAGAAAGCAATATCATAAATATCTTATGTTCATCTCCTCCATATAGCCCAGATTTCTTAGCAGAATTTGCAATAGTCTGGAACATTTGAAATTCTTGGGCCGCAGGTAATAACGTTGAATTTATAGCTGGTAAATTTTCTGTATTTGTCATTTTTTCTTGCCTTTATTTTTATTTTTTGTATTATTCTGCCAAGTGATTGAAACGGTTTTCAATTGCCCTCCATAGAGAGACTTTCTTATTTGTTAAGAGTATGGTTCATTTGTTCTTTCATGGGAGATGTTGCAAGCATCTCTCATGTTTTTTTCGCATATATTCCCTTACACAATTCATTTAAACTATCTTCATCTTGGTATTCCAGAAATAGAGCAAAGCAAATCATTTTCCAGTCGTCCGATGTGATATGATCATATTTTTTCAATAATTCTTTAACTTTGTTTTCAAAGCTCATATGTAACTCCTAAAAGAAATCCCTATCCCACAGGCCCAAACTTTCACTTGAAAGTTGAGCGCAATATTGTTCTTGATAGCGAAGCTCACGGAAGTCCTCTAATTCCTCTTCTGTGAGCGTATCGCTTATGTCTATGTCAAATCCTTCATCTGACATGTCAAATGTCGCCATACATGTAAATCAAGCTTTGTAGCTCACTTACATTTCGATACATTTCATAAGACAAATTTTCCAATTTATGCGCTACTTCGCTGCCATAATGCTTGGGTTCCGCAGCAATCAATTCTAAATCTTGGATCATCTGTTGCATAAATATAATAGTGTCATTTCCGTTTCGCATAAATTCCCCCGTTAAGTTTAAATTTAGTATTTCCATATACCACTCTTTTTTTGTTTTTGTCTACTGAAACGCAACCCTTGACTTAAAACCTCAAAAAAGTTACGTTATTTAATGAATATATTAAACGAAACCTAAAATTAAGTCAACCTAAAACGAGAAAAAAGTATGAAAATAACAGAATTTTTTGACTCCCCAGAAGGAAAAAGAATAAAAAAAGGGGCTCTTTGTGATGAAGTAGGCATTTCCTACGCTACCCTGAGCCATCTACTAGTGGATGAATATTTACCCACATTGAAAACGGCTATTGGAATTGAAAAATTTACAAACGGAAAAGTTACCGTTTATGACTGGTTACCCAGCGAAAGTGATGATTCCCATGAAGTACATCATCGGAATAGCACCAAGGAAAAAAAGGTAAAGTAACCACCGAAAAGTGCGATCATGCCGCCATGTATACTTAAATTCTTTGATTGCAGCTTTGAACATTAAAACTTGACCTATATGGTAATAAAATTTAAACAATACGGGATGTCTAATGACTCGAATAGCATATTTCAAAATATACTTAGTGTTGCATAAAAAAGGGCCCATCCCGTTTATGGATGCGCCCACAAACGGAACGTATGCGGTAGAAATATTTGCATAATTCTATGATTTTTAGCAATAGGCAACACTAATTTCATTAGGAGGTTGCCTGTGATATTATGCTGGAAATCAATTAAGAATGTGTATAGAGTAAAAGTGACAAAGGCCCGGATTAGCCGTCCGAGCCTTTGGGACACCATGAGGTGTAAGTGTGAATCTAGTAACTCCACTTTAGCATCTCATGCAATAAAATGCAACATTGTTATGAGGTTCTATGTCTGATATTTCTATTACAGATCAAAATAACGATCATAAATACTTTACTTTACTACAAAATATATTATCTAGAATTGGTTTAACAGCTTTTGAACGTTCCGTTTATTGGGCTATCAAAGAATGCGCGGGAGAAAAAGGTTCATGCACCAAATCTTATGCAAAGTTAGCGGAAATGTCAGGGTTAAGTGTTCCATCATTAAAGAGAACTTTGAATTCTTTAGCTGAGGAAAACAAAATTCTGAAAAAACCTCTTCTTCAAAAAACAAATCGATTAACCGAATCTGGTGATTGGGATACTAATGAAATCATTCTCACTAATATTTGGGCGGATAATAATGATATTTTTCAAAAAAATATAGGTCAGATCACACAGATCTCACCTAGGATCAGAAAGAACTCACCTAAGATCACACAGACCTCAGGGGTGAGATCACACAGACCTGAGGGTGAGGTCACACAGAGCTACAATAAAGAACCCATGAATAAGAACCCTATTAAGAATAACTCCCCCCCCCCAATACCCCCAATTCAAAAAGGGGGGAGGAGAGGGAGTTTGATAAAGGAATTTTAAAAGTTATCGAAAAATCTAAAGAATTCAAAATGCCATTTAGTGAGTCAGCTATATTTTTAGCGTATAAATCTACTTCTGGACTTGCTGTTGAACAAGCTTTAATTGCCTTTACTAAGAGAAATAAAAAAGCTGAAGAACTTAAATACCCTGATCAATGGCTGAAAAAGGAAGCAGAAAAAATACACGATTTTCAAAAACAAAAAAAAGAGATTGAAGGAAAAGAATGAAAAAATACAATGCAATAAAATTAAAACACAAACAAACAAAAAATTTTAACGATAAAATAGGCATTTACAATTCTGATGGTTTATATTATATATTTTTTGATTATTCAGATAATAAATATAATACCCGTGAAGGTTTAGGATATTTTTTAGGAAAGGGAAATTCTGTTGAGGAATGCATGATAGATGCTCTCAAGAATTTAAATTCTAAAATGATTGATATGGCAGAAAAGCTAGAAAAACAACAAGAATTAAATAAATTGGATCCATTTGAATATTGGTATGGAAATAAAGACGAAGATTTAACTTTATGGACTAATAACGGAATAGTGCAAATAGGCGATGATGAAAAATAAAATATAAGGTTATAAAATGAGCAATATAGAGCTAGTAAAATTCGAAGAATTCCCAAATGATCCATATACAAAAGCCATTGCAGTGCTATCAGTAGATGGAAAATACAATGTTTGCTATGGCAAGAAACAAATGAAAGATGGCGGGACTTACTGGTCTAGTCCAAGTTTTGGCGTTGTAGGCGAAGGAACTTCCAAAGAATACTACGAAGGTTTCTCAATGGACTCCAAGAAAGAAGACCAGAAGTTCAAGGATTTTATCAAGGTTTGCGAAGACAAGCTGCGTGGAAAGCAAACTGATTTACCTCGTTCCGATGTGCCATTTATCCAAAGATCGAATGAGGTGGCAGCAAACGACGGTCTTCCGTTTTGAGTTTGTAAAGTTGATCGCCGATGGCTCTAAATCGATTTCTTTGGCACCAAGGTTGAGCCAGCGCGTTTCAAATGCAAAATCACCCAAGGCACCTAAAAAAATCGATCCTGAGCCTTCTTTGGAATTTGGGGCAATTTTAGCAAATAGGCAACTTATTCTAACTTTGCCTTTGCGAACTCAAAGCCCTAATATGTGCGAGCCTTGGCAAAAACGCCATGCTCGCCATAAAGAGCAAAAGCGAGCAGTTATATTTGCGATGATTCCTTATCGACAAATAATAACATTGCCATGCACAATAAAATGCATTCGATATGCAAAAAAAGAAATTGATAAGCATGACAACTTGCCTATGTCATTCAAGAATTTAGTTGATTGTGTGTCTGCCGAAATCACTGGAGACCATAGACCTGGCTTGGCAGATTCAAATAAAGGTTTTACATTCCAATATGATCAAGTAAAATCTAAAAAGTATTATGTTAAAATTGAAATAAGTTGGTGATATGAAAAATTGCGTCAGTGGAGGAAAGTCCATGACTTCAAAGTTTGGTATTTCTGTGAAAAAACCTTCTCAAAAAAGAATAGCCAAACTTATGAAGAAAAAATTTGAACGAAATAATGGGCATTATGACAAAAACACCACCAAATGTATATAAATCAATATTGAAAACTCAATATGTTGGAAAACTTAACAAAGCTTGCACATGCAAACTTGCTCGATTTGAAGAAGGTTATTTGAAAAAATATTCCTTCAACCAAGCATATGAAGTTTTGCAATCATGGATCGACCAATGCGAAAATGAAGCCTGCTTCAAAGAATGGTTTGATACTTTTGAGAAATGCAAATGCGAATAAATTTGAAAAAATAATCCTATTTTTTTAAAATAATCATAACTGCTCAGTCAGCCAAGATATCCAGAGGAATTTCACTTTAATAGCAATTGCGCAGTGGAGTAATTCAAAAATATTTTTGTTGGAGTTTTTATATGTGTAAAGAAGAAATGTATCATATGCCTTGTTGTCTTCAAGGTCCTCAAGGTCCAGCAGGTTTGCAAGGCCCTCAAGGTGTTCAAGGTCAATCAGGTCCTCAAGGAATTATGGGTCCTTCGGGTGTTCAAGGGCCGCAAGGTCTCCAAGGTCCTAAAGGTGACCCTGGTAAAGATTGCGATTGTTCCCAAGTAGGATCAAAAGCATATTTCAATCTATATTCTCAAATTGATCAACATTTAACTGCTTCTGGAGGCGCATTAGATTATTGCAAATTCCCAAGTGCAAATGCTATTACTGCGCCAGATTTTGATATTTCACAATCAAATGTTTCCGGTGAAGTGAAGTTCTTAAAAGCTGGTACTTATCAAATTGGTTATTCTGTAGATGGACATCTTGAAGCACCATTTCCTTCTCCAGTTCCATCTTTTGGAATGGGACTATATTTAAATGGAAATTTTGTTTCAGGAAGTGCGGAAGCAGGTTTTACTCAATCACCAGATGATGATAGTATTTCTCTTTCATGTACTGTCATTATTGATGTTAAAGCAGGCGATATGTTGAAACTTAGAAGTGTTTCAACTTCTCCAGTAAATCTTGTTTCATTTCATTCTGATTTAGTGGTTCCTATGGCTTCATCGACTCTTTTTGCTCTTCAAGTAAGTTAATGAATAAAATGCAGGCTGTCTTCCGGCAGCTTGCTTTTAATACTGCGCCTTATATGACGTACAAATATTTCTCTTTAGGATTTCCATATCTTCTTCTAATTGAGTTATTCTTTTTTCTTGGGCTCCAATTTTAGCAAATTGACTCTTTCTTTGTCTGTCAAGTTTATCTTCTAGTCTGGCAATTTCTGCTTTTAATATGCTAGTTTCTGGCTGCTCAAAAAAATCTAACTGGTAAACAATAGCCATAACATACCTATTTTTCTTTTAAATTTACGCATAAATTTAAATATGCTAAAGTATTGGAATTTAACGCGCAATAGGAATTTTTATGAGTAAAGAATAAATAATCATATATAGTATATCAATAATTTTATTTGTAAAAGGAATATACGAATGAATTGGGATAACGATGAATATAAAGAATTAAAATTTGATATATTTGATTTATTGACTTTGAGTTTATCTAATAAGGACTCTTCAAATATAACCATGAAAGACTTAGTCGATTCCATTGATGAAATGTTTGAAAAGTTTAGGAAAATTTCTGATGAAAGATAAAATGAAACAAATTGAAGATAGTCTTAAAAAAACTCTAAAAACCGATGATGACAAAATAAACTTCTGCTTAACAATGCTTGGATGTGCCGCCAGCGAAGCCTTGTTCATCTTTGAACATAAGGATTTCCTAAACATACCGGACAATATACAATATTCTTGTACCCTTTCTATAGTCAATGTAATGTCTTTAGAATCTGGAAGAAAAGCAAATACATTAGATTTAGGAGGAACTAAATTGCCCCCTAGAGAAAAATTATTGCAGATTTTGCGAGAGTTAATCGAAATATATAGGGATGAACTATGAAACCATTGACAATTTAAATAAATAGGTTATAACTATCCTAAAAAGGATTATATATGACTTGCGCTCCTTCTTATCCTATTCCTGAACGAGAAAATAGAGGTAGACCTCCTACTGATATTTCATGGGCATATGTGGATGAATTATTGCAAGCTGATTGCTCTGGAACAGAAATAGCAGCTCGCCTAGGTATTAAACCTCCAAATCTTTATGATAGATGTTGGAAAGATAACGGAGTGCTTTTTTCAGAATATTCGCAAGAAAAGAAAGCAAAAGGCGATTCTATTCTAAGAGAAGTTCAATTTGCTAAAGCTTTATCCGGAGATAATACACTTTTAATATGGTTAGGTAAATGTAGATTAAAACAAAGTGACCCATCATTATCTAATCAGAATAATGCTCAAAAAATCGTCGTAGAGGTAAAATCGAATGGCCTTGCAAGTGGAATTGAAGTTTCAACCTCGCCCATATCAAATATCGATAATCAAAGCTCTAAATAGCGGTACTAAGCGTGCTGTATGGGTCGTTCATAGACGCGGCGGTAAAGATGTTACTGCTTTTAATTGGTGTATACTTCAATTGCTGCTTAATCCAGGCTGGACTGCCTTTCATATTCTTCCTACATACTCTCAAGCGAAAAAAGTCATTTGGGATTCTTCCACGAATGATGGACAACGCATTCTAGATTACATCCCCAAAGAGTGTATCGAGTCCAAGAACGGTCATGAAATGAAAATAAGGCTTACAAATGGATCCCTATATCAGCTTATTGGATCTGATAACATTGATAGTTTGGTGGGGTCTAATCCGAAGATTATTATATTCTCCGAGTATGCTATACAGTCCCCCGCTGCCTGGGATTATTTGCGCCCTATCCTTGATGTTAATAAAGGTTATGCTTTGTTTATATCAACTCCTCGCGGGAAGAATCATTTTTACGACTTAATGACAATGGCTAAGAAGTCAAAAGATTGGTTCTGCGAAGTATTACCTATTAATGAAACGGATGTATTGACAGAAGAAGAAATTCAGAAGATGCGCGATGAAGGCGTATCCGAGGAACATATACAACAAGAATTTTATTGCAGCTTTAACCGTGGTGTAGAAGGATCATATTATGGAAGACTTATTGAAAAAGCAAGAACAGAAGGAAGAATTTGTAATGTGTCATACGAAACCCGCAGTCCTGTGCACACCGCGTGGGACATTGGTTATGGAGACAGTACATCAATCACGTTCTGGCAAGAAATTGGTGGTGAACTCCGTATTATTGATTTCTACGAAGCTCAAGGAGAAGGGATAGCGCATTATGCAAAGCTTATACAAAGCAAACCCTATGTATACGGCACTCATTATATGCCGCATGACGCCGGATCTGGTTCTATTCAAACCGGGCGTACATTACAAGACGTTGCTTATGAGCAAGGAATTAAGGCAACTATTCTGGAAAGAGAAGCAGATGTCTCAGTGGGTATTGAATCCACGAGATCTATGCTTAGCACCGTATTTATAGACGAAAAAAAGTGTAGCCATTTAATCAAGTGTCTGGAAAACTACCACAAAAAATATAATGAAAAACAAAACTGCTATAGTGAGTCGCCCCTACATGATTGGACTAGTCACGCAGCAGACTCAATTAGGTATATGGCTAATGCACGCATTCAATTTGGTAGAGGTCCTGGATCAATGAGCAAGGAAAGTTTAGATAGGCTCAAGGCTCAAACACCCTATGGCCAGAAGCCAAAGCCTCCATTGGGACAGCAACCGCCATTTATGGGGAGATAATGAACGTCTCAAAAGACCTGCTGCATGAAATCCAGACATACTATATAATCTACAAACATTTATCTATTCCGCTGATGCAAAGGAAGTGGAAGCTAAGTTGGCAGACAGCTAATGAGATTGCTAAATATTTAAGGGTAAAACGATGACTTGGATAAAATGCAGCGATAAATTGCCTGAACCTAATACAGATGTTCTTGTATTTGAAAAATATTTATCATTAACAAATTTTAAAATTGCTTCTCACTGGGGTATTGAAGGGACATGTTGGAATGATGATCGTGGATATGCATGCGTTGGGGTAACTCATTGGATGCCATTACCAGAAGCGCCAAATGAAACTATATAATCTTTGGATTTATATGTTGATAAAATTAAAATACCATATCTCAAAGTATGTAACAAAGCCCAACTAATTTAAACTGCCAACATAATGTAAATTATCAGACGTAAAACTATGAATAATCAAGAAGACTTTTTAGAATTCATTAAACGTGCTCAAGATCTATATAAAGATATTGATAATAAAGCCCATTACAACGGTCTTCTAAAGAAATATTTTAATACAAGTAAAGGGATTTTTGCTAAAAGATTAGGGGATTATAAAAGAAGAAGTAGAATAAAAAAGTATGAAGTAAGTTGGGAGGAAAGAAGTTTAATAGGAAGATTTTATAAGAATTGTCCTCAGGGATACGAAGTAGATCATATTATACCTGTCTCTAAAGGCGGTAAACATTGTCTTTCTAATCTTCAATATCTCACTAAAGAAGAAAATCGTAGAAAATACAATAAATTAGATTTCAAAAAATAAACAGTCTAGCCACGGTACAGCATGGTAATGACTAAAAATCATTACGGACGGGAAGGTTCAAGTCCTTCAGTCTGTAATTCTCTTTCTTTTTCTGCCCAGGTCCTAATCGCATAAACCTGTATTTCATCCATAGATAAATCTTTAGCAATTGTTTTATCATCTTGATTCATTTTCTCTTTCATCCATAAGATTGCATTCATTCTTGCTTTTAGGAATTCACCCCAAGGATGCGGTTTGTTTTCTTCATCCATTTTCTTTCCCAAATTTTTTAAGTGTTAGCCAAATAGTATCTCGGCAATAGAATATCCAAGACATTTCATCTTCGTCCAAAGTATACTCTCGCGCACTACATTCATATTTTAGATTGTCTAAATGTTTATAGACTTCTTTCAAAGTTTTAATATATTCTTTCGTTTCATTCTCCATATCAATAAGATCTTGAGTCCAAATTTCTTGTATTGTGTCATCCATTTCTCTTTAATCCTCTTTGCCTGTATGGTATATATAAAAGTTTTAATATAGGTATAACATGTCCAGTGGAATGCTCGAAAGATCGCAAGTTGTTCCGAACATATATAATACATACTACCAAGATGGTAAGCGAGATATAGTAGCTGAAGCAGATAGCAGATATCAACAGAATCTTAGCCCTTGGCAATTATTTCATTATGAACAATTGATTGATAGAAAAGTTTATCTTGGAGACCAGCGTTATTTAAATATGTATTCAGGTCTTTCCTACGAGCATCAAAAGTTTGTATTTAACAATAGTATGCCCGTAGTCAATATGGTGTGCGGTAGGCAGCGTCAGCATCGGAAAGCAACTCAAATGCTGCCAGTTCATGGTTCTAGTGCTCAGACAGCATCTCAAGGAACTAAGGCTTTGCAATCAGCTTATTCCAATGATGATACATATAATACAATTAGCTCATGCTTTAAAGAGGCTGCTGGTATCACTGGATTAAGCTTAATGCATTCATGGATAGATTATAGACGTGATCCTATTTGCGGAGACCTAAGAACTGAGTGTTTTAGTGCCGATATGATAATGATGGATGCATTTTGGCGTGAAATGGACTTAAGTGATTGCCAATTTATACGTACAAGGAAATATCTTCATAAGGAGCAAGTAAAGCAGTTGTTGCCTGGTCGTGAGAAAGATATTGATATGCTTAATGATCAGGCTTATTTTGATACTAAGTTTACTTTTATGCCTCAACAATATAATATTAGGCGTAAAGGGTGGCTGGCCTATGATGAATATTGGTATTTGACTGAACGCATGGGAACATTCATTGTTGATCCTGAAACCTATGAGAGTACAGAAGTAGACTTTAATAAAGATGAAATGGAAAGACTTAAAGCGCAATATCCGCATATTGTAGTTGTCAAAGAAAAAGTACCAACCGTACACCTTGCGATTATTGTCAACAATACCTGTTTTTATGATGGTCCTAATCCTCTTGGCGTTGACATGTATCCCTTTACTCCTTTTGTGGGGTATCACGACCTTGCTAATAATAATTATGCGTTTCGTTATCAAGGCATCATTAGGAATATTCGAGATAGTCAATATCTTTATAATTACAGGAAACAACTTGAATTGGACCTTCTCGCTGCTCAGTTTTCTGGCGTCGATGTTGAAGAAGACGCACTCATTGACGACTCGGATGCTTTCAAAGTGGGACCTGGAAAGGTAAGGTTCTTTAAGAAAGGTGGATTAAATAAAATCAATGACAAACCAGGCGCAAATATTAATCCTGCAAACTATCAGGCGACTCAATTCCTTAAAGAGGATATACAATCAAATGCCGGGGTTACACCAGAACTTTTGGGACAAGCGGAAGATAGTGATGTGGGGATTACAGAGCAACTTCGCCAAGGTGCGGCCCTTACAACCCTCCAAGAGCTTTTTGATAACTTGGATCTTAGCCAACGGAATGCTGGACGCCTTCATTGGGCTCTTATTCAGAAAAATTATACATTGGGCAAGATTAAGCGAATGATTGAGGAAGAACCAACAAATGAATTTCGTGATAAATCATTTCAAAGATACGATGCGGTGGTTACAAATGCTCCTCTTACAGCTACTACGAAACAACTTGCTTATCTTCAAAAATATAGTCTTTGGAAAGATGGTCTGCCTATTCCGCCAGATCAGTTGCTTAGTGATCTTACCATTCAAGACAAGGATAAGCTTATTGAAGCCATACAGAAGACTCAAGAAGGTCAGCAGCAGCAAGAGCAGAAAATGGCGGAACTTCAGATGCAGAATCAGCAGATTGTAAATGAATCTCTACAATCAAAAGCAATGAGCGATCGAGCACTTGCTGAAGAACGCACACAAAAGGGTCATCTTGAGCAAGTTTCATTGTTGACTAAATACAATGAGTCAGAGCATCAGAAAGCTTCTACAATGCTTGATAAAGTAAAAGCTGCAAAAGAAGTAGAATCAATGCATATTGAAAATTTTGTTAAGGTATTTTCATTGATAGAAAATATTCAAAAAAGGCAAGATGACAAGGAAATAGCAATGTCACAACCTAAAGGGGTTTCAAATGGGCAGTAGTTATAAAAATACATCTAGTGGTGGATCTGGAAAGGGTAATACCGGAGCGCATTATTCACCAATTAAAGAAAATGTTGATCCTAAGCCACCAGCAGGCGCATCTAATTCTTATGAGCAAGTAAGAAAAAAGATTGATGGGCATGATGATAGATCATTGGCTCATAAGCCTTATACACGCGAAAAGATGGCTAATAAATAATTTTCGGGGCCTAGGCAAAAATGAGCCTATTTAAAACATAGGAACACCTCAATAAGTACAGCTCCGTTTTTTTATGTTATAAGTCTAATTATAACACATTGGGTGGAAAATATTAATGCCAACAACAGACATCAAGAAAGTCCTTGAAGCCCTAGAAAAAGCCTATAAAGGAAATTAATATGGCCGGAATAAAGATAATCCCAGAGCAAAGCAAGCCTAGTGTGCCTAATAGTAAAGAACTAAGCACTAAGCAAGATAGATATCGCAATACTGGAAAGCCACCTTTGCAGATGTCTAATTCATTTAGTCCGCAAGCTAAGAAACAGAAACAAAATTCAGGGGAAAAATAATATGGCTAAATTAACGACAATGGAAAAAGAAAAGAAAGCACGTGAAGCAAAGCATGGAAAGGATTATAAGCCATCTGCTAAAGAATATAAACAAGAAGCTAAAAGAGATAATGCCGCTGATAAAATGGCTATGAAATTGCATCGGAAAATGAAATGACAATGATTCCCCCAAAGATAAAGAAGCTTCCGAATCTTCATAAGCCACAATCCGGCTATGTAAGCAAGCCTAAGCAAGGATCAGTGCATAGCAATAGATCGATTAACGGTGGCGCAAAGATGGTGAGATAATGGAAGAAAAAAAAATTCCCTTAGGTTTGAAAATTCTATTAGAAGAATTTAATAAAAGAAAAGATTTAGATGAATATATACATAGTAAAGATTTATATCCTCTTTTAGTTATTATGATAGACCTTTTAAATCCAGAAAATTATAAGGTTTTTTAATGACTTATACTCCCGAAGTTGGCGAAATTCTACAATCTGCAATGCCAAAGATTAAGAATTATCTTGATCAATGTGTTCAAGAGCAATACGAAATGTGTATGAAGAAAGGATTTGATCTTCGTAAATATTACATATGGATTCTCTATTACAAAAATAATACTTCTGGAAAATTAGTCCTGCGTCCTGCAATTATCCGTGTAACGCGTCCAAGCCCATATCAAGATGAGGATATGCTTTTATGGTCAGTTACAAATTATGATAAAGTAAAATTTGAATACGCCATTCCAAAGAAAGAAACGCTAAATTACATCCTAGCAAATCCAGAAAAATTCGATAAAGAACATGTAAGAATGCTTCGAAATTATTGCAATGATAAGCTCGAAAGGATCGAAGACTATTCCATCAATGGGAAGATTGCTTAATCCACTTATCCAATTCACTTATCAATGGCCCTAAAGCTTTGACTACAGCTTCATCAGGCTTTATTTTATTATCATTAAAAAAATTTAATGCCATCTCTATATTAAATATCAAATTGACTGTTTTCTCAACAGCCATCATGTAAACTATTTCTTCTAAATCATCACTCATTCAACATCCTTAAATTTTTAACTTGCAGCAAATTGTAATTTTAAATATATCTTGACCTAATATCACGTCAGTATCACATTGACGCGGTTTCGGCGCAACAGAGAATTCGCCATCTCAAAGGAAACACATGAGTTTAACAGAACAAGCCCAAATTCCTGACGTGGCTGACCAGGCTGAAGACAACCATGAAAGCAATGCAAAGACTCCTAAAGAGAGTTTCGCAGAGCTTAGGAAAGCTAAAGAAGACTCCGATAGAAAAGCGTGGCAATCGGAGCAGGAACTAAAGTGGTACAAGGATCAGCAAGCGCAGTCGTTGCAACGGCAGCAGCAAGTTAATCAACAACCACAGGAAGAAGACTATGATTATAGACAGCTAGAACAAGAAGAATTCCCCGATGGGAAGAAACTTGTTAAAGCTTTTAGTACGATGAATAAGAAAATGTCGGACTACGAGCGCAAACTAGCTGAAAAGGATCAAAAGCTTCAAATCCTAGAGACTGCTCAAGAGTTCGCTGATTTTAAGGACGTCGTCACAGCTGAAAATATTGAAAAATATATCAAAAGTGACGAAGACAACCGTGAGGCTGTCGAGAAAGCTGTTAATCCTTTGAGAAAGGTGTACAATCTCATCAAAAAAGATGCACGTTATCAGGCTGATAAGGCTGCAATAGCGTCGAAAGATAAACCTATTTCTCAAGAGCAAAAGAGAGTGGATGAAAAGGAAGGAAAGCCGAAGTTAGGGAGCTTAGGGGTTCGCTCTGAGGCTGTATCAACTGCGGCAGCTCTATCCAATTCACGTATGTCTAAAGAGCAAAAGAATACTCTTTGGAAAGAAACTCTTGCAGCTTCTCGCAAGTAAAACGGCTTTACATGGTTGGCTTCGTCTTAACGTAAGGTTAAGATTATGTCAGGTCCCACAACTACAAGCATTTTGCCTCCAGCGGTACAACAACAGTTGTCCATGAAGTTACTTGCTCGTCCTATGCCAGACTTGATTCATACGACTATGGGCTACCCTATAAGTATGGACCAACAAGCTGGCGATATTCTGAGACGTAGACGTTATCAGAACTTGCTAACCGCTCCAATACCTTTGGGTAATGGAATTGTAGACCCTCCAGCGCAACAGCTGACAGCCCTTGACATTGATGCAAGAATAGATTGGTTACTAGCTGCATAAGCCATGCCAATCTTCTTGAAGGTGTAAGAATATGATGGTTCTTACATTATCCTTCAAGAGCAGGTAGGTAACATTGCCTGCTATAAACCAGCCCTAATTGACTTGGAACTCTGACCGCGTTAAGGCGAAGAAGACAAGGCGCAAGGAATAGTAACAGTTTTATGGACACCTTTACGACAATGAAGACTTCTAAGTTTAACAAGAAGACTATGGCGATAATCAATAAGCTCCTGAGTTATTGGTTGAATCCCTTGTTGTCCCTTTTTAGGTTCATGTTGATCCTGAAAAGTTCTTCTAAACTCAAGCATTATTTGGAGTTGGTCTTTCTTTATGATGGCATAAGGAATAAGCAATTCACAAAGATGTGTCAGTCTTTCTCCGCTTGCTTTCCAACTATAAGGTTTGAGAGTGGAGTTTTTAGGTGTTTGAGCGTCAGTATAAACAGAGGAATTACCCCCAAATATATTTGTAATCCAGTCTATCAAGCATATATCTGTACTTGTAATTTGTATAAGAGAATGGTAGACGCTTCGATTTTGGGTTTTATTAAAGTAGTAACCAATATGAATACAACCTTCACCATCTACAATCCCTGCAAAATATGCAAGATGGGTCGGGGAATATTCTTTTCTGGTGTATTTAGAAAGACGGGTATTAGTCATAAAACTCCTATGTTTATGAGTGTTTGACGTTATTGTAACATGAAACGAAATTATTGTCCAGCGTGAACGAGTAAAGCGGGTAGGCACCGAAAGGTGAAGCGGTACTCTGAGCTATATGGAAACATATAGACATAGCCAGAAATGAGCTATGCGCCTAATGAAAATTAGGTCATTAAGTAACAGATATGAATGTTGATCAACGAAGATCCTGTCCTAAATAGTGCTGTGAGCACACTTGGGCAGTCACTTCGTGAAACAGAAGATCAGCTTGCTAGAAGTATGATGGAAGCGGGTGCACCGCCTATAAATTGCACAGCGGGCACAAATGGCGATAATCCTACTAATATCAGCCCTCTGGATTGCTCTAAAGCCGTTCGTTTGTTAAGAACTGCCAACGCGCAATTCATTATGGACTTGATTGAAGGCGAAGACAAATTCGGTACAGCACCTGTAAGAACTTGCTTCTTTGGCTTAACTCACACTAACCTTAGTGCTGACTTAGACCAAATGGTAGGCTTCCAGAACGTGGCTCAGTATGCAAATACTGCAAACTTGCTTCAAGCCGAATGGGGAACAATTAGAAACATCCGTTTCTTGCTGTCTTCAGTTGGTTCTATCAGCGTTGCGGCTTCTGCAAATGGTCAGGATGTTTATAACATCTTTATCCCAGGGCAAGAGTCATATGACATGGTGGACTTGGACGGTTATTCCGCTCAATTCATCTACGCGCCGCCAGAAATTGCGTCGCCAAGATTGCGTCTTTACCAAACAGCAGGTTGGAAAATGGCTCAAGTATTCAACATCACTAACACATCTTGGATCGTCAACTTACGTTGCACGCTTCAAGTAGCATTATAGGAGGGTTGAATATGGCTGGCTCAACACAGATTGTAAATGGAACATTTAAAAACGTTGCATCTACACCTCATTATATACCTATTCCGAATCAAATTTCTAAATTCCAAATTTGGAATTTGACTTATTCGGGTCAAACTGCACTTGGTGTTTCTGGTTCTTTGACTTCTGATAAGATTGTAGAAGGTCTTTTTCTACCTTCTTATATGGCTTCTAATACTGGTATCATCAAAATGAATGGTACTGTAGCAGGTACAATTGCACCTTATGAAAATGGCAAAATGACTATCAATGGATTTAGTCTTTATGATAGCTCAATTTATAGCCAAGGGGCTACTTTTTCTATTACTGGATTTACCACAAATGCAGGTCCTCCAGTAACAACAGTCTTTACAACTTCTACTAACCACGGCTACCAAGTCGGGGATACTGTTAGAATTGTTAACATGACATCTGCGCCACAATTGGGCGGACTTATCATGACTGTTACGGCTACTAACGGCACAAACACATTTACAACTTTATTAGACTCAACTAATGCTTTAACAAGCGTTGGCTCGGTCTATAAGATTGGAAATTTTGCCGTTATGGATTCAGCCTTATATTATCCTCAAAATAGAGTAATTGCTGCTATCACTTTAGCTAACCCAATGGTGGTTACTACACTGGTTCAGCAGAATTATCAAATTGGTGATGTTGTAAGGTTCCAGATTCCTGTGGCGTATGGGATGCAGCAACTTGTTAGCACTCAAAATGGTTTACCTTTACAGTTTACTGTTTCTGCTGTTAACAATGCTGTAGGTACTCAGACAGTGACTTTTGCGAACGTTGATTCAACTGCATATACTGCATTTGTTTCATTGTTAGCCGCGCAGTATCCTCAATCTTTACCAATTATGGTACCACAAGGGGAAGGCAATACAAACCAGTTAATCGGGGTCACACCTTCGCCATTACCGTACGCAAATCAGAATATCTTAGGTTTTGCACGTCAAAATCTAGGTTCTAGAGGCATATTGGTTGGTGCAGGCGATGGCACGAACTCGGCAACCGTTGGTGGTATCATCGATGGTGAAGTGTCGGCCTGGTATTGGGAAGCGACGACAGTAGAAATGTCATTGTAGTTTAATACCATATGTGGTAACCTTTCTGAAAAGAGAGGTTACCATGAATTTAAAAATATGTCGTTTGTGTAAAGAAGAAAAAGAAACAAGTCAATTTCATAAATGTAGCAGACATAAAGCTGGTTACAATTCATATTGCAAAATATGTCAAAACAGAAAAACAAGAGAAAGGTATAAAAACAATCTTGTCCTTTATGAAATAGAGAAAAAAAGACAGTTAATAAAGCAAAGAAAAAAATATGGTATACCTTTAGATTTAAAAGTGGGAGATGCTAGAAAAACTAGTTTAACTTGTAGACATTATGATGGTAACGGATATGCTATAATTTCACGAAAAGGACACCCAAACGCTAGAAAAGATCATAGAATAAAAGAACATATTTGGGTAATGAGCGAACATTTAGGAAGACCTATTCGTAAAGGGGAAACGATTCATCATATCAATGGCATACGAGATGATAATCGAATAGAGAATTTAGAATTATGGTCTACTAAGCATTGTGCAGGCCAACGAGTAGAAGATCGCATAAAATTTTACATAGAATTCTTGAATGAATATGGTTACAATGTGACCAAAAGGTAAAATATGGCAAGACAAAAAAAAATTAAAACTGTACAAAATAATGAAACAATAGAGGTTCATATGACAGATGCAGCAGTATTAGAAGATTTACAGACTGAAATTGATTTGGCTCGAATTGAGTTAGAAAAAACTCGATGCGAAATAGCTGAAAAGAAAGCTCAATCAGATAAATATGTTTATACTGAAAGACCTAATCGTGAGCTCAGCTCAGATGAAAAAGTTATCATGGATAAGCATTTAGGGATATCAGTTGAAAGAAAAGCTTTGGCTGCAAAGATTGAAGCTCAGAAAGCTCATGATAATCAAATGATAACAGGTAGATTTCATAATCTAAGGTCAAAAGGGCAATCTGCTAAGTTGGCATATGATAAAAACCCTGGCGATGTTGCTGCTTGGACTACGTTTCAAGACGGAAAAGTTTATACGATCAAGCGTGGTTTTATGGAGCAAATTAATGAACATTATTATACTCCAAAGCATATACAGAAAGAAGGTCCGGATGATGGACATAGTCAGATTGATAGTGTAGATAAAAGCGACAAGAAATACGCGTTTGTTCCACTTAATTTTTAATTTAAATATTTGTAAAACGGTTTTACATGACAGTCACTTATTATCCGGGATATAGCCAAGTTCAAGTTCAGGAGAATTTGCGTTGTCAGACGATTGCATCGGTGACAAATGCAAATCCTTGCGTTGTTACTACGGTTGACGATCATGGATATTCGGCAGGTGTTAAGGTGCGTTTCTTAATTCCTACTCAGTTTGGTATGGTAAATTTGAATCTTGTCAATGTGCAGGTAATTGCGGTAACGTTAAATACGTTAACTTTAGATTTGGATTCAATGAATTTTAATGTATTTTCTTATCCGAATCCTTTACCATCGGCGTTTACACCTCCTAGTGTAATTCCAGATTCCAGTGGCAAGTTCCTACCACCCTTACCTCTGCCATATGGGAATCAGGATTCTTTTGAAGGTGTTATCTATAATAATGGTACGCCTAGTAACCCTATAAATGGCATGTAAGGAAATATCATGGTGCAATTACTTGAAATGCGCAATACCGTAAGACGCATGACAGCCCGATATAGCCCTGCTCAGATGCCAGACACCCAAATTGATCGATATATCAATCTAGCATATACTTTACA